AAAGTGAAATTCCGAACACAATAAAAAATATTATAAATAATCTTGTAAATTCAATTCCTAATTCTGTCATTAGAAGCCTGCTCCTTCCTGTGCCTGTTCGTGTAAAATATCAATTTTATTTAACTGTTTTTCAAGTTTTTCAAGCATAATTATATGCTCGTGAAAAGAACTATTTAATGCGTTATATTTAGCAAAGTGTAAATCACTCATACCACCATTGCGATTAAGCAGTTTTTTTGTGTAGTCATTTTGACTTATACTTTCTTTATATCCTGCCTTTAATAAATCGATCAAAGTGTAAGGATCAAGAAAGTCTTTTAAATTATCAACTTTAATATTGGGTATATTTAACATTTTTACCTCTTAAAAAGACTTATACCCTGTTTAGAGTAATAATCTTGCCATTCCCAAGAAGTCATAAAGTTTTCAAGACATTTTGTTGCAGTATGACTAATGGTAAATTCAGGAATATCTCGATCAGCCCATTTCCAAAAAGGGTTTCGACTTAATTTTAAATAAATATCTTTGTTGTGATATTTTTTAACTACTTGCTTCCAAGTTAATGTCTCATTAACTTCTTTTTGATTTACTTCTATATCCATAATTTATCTCCCTTTGAATATATTAATTTGTCCTTATGACAAATTTTTCTTATTCCAAGCTCTTATATCAGCTCTTTTTTGTAATTCTTTAAGGTGGTTGGTGTGATCATAAACATCTTGTATAAGTAGATTATCAACTCCCTTCCAATTATCATCAACTAAACTGTCAAAATCAATTAGACCTTCATTATTAAGACTGTTTAATACTTCTAATTGTCCAATAACTGTAAAAGCAAATTCAGTTTTTTGTGATTGTCTTTTTGCACTTGAAAAACCTTCTAAGTTTCTATTCAAGTCTTTTACTATAACCTCATAAATATCCATGTCGTTCCTTTCAATATTCAATGTGTTCATAAGATAATATTAATCAAAGATTTAATATTAGCAATTAATAAATTAATATTTTACTAGGTAGATTGACTAGGCTAAATGGTCTGCTTCTATGCAGGTACTATCAACTCTGCTTTAGAAAATTGCTAAACACGATCCTAGTATATGGACTAGTCACCAATATTAAAAAAACTATCAAAAGTGCTATCAGGCATAAAATTTTGATTATAAAGTAAAATATTCATTTTTAATAAATCAAGAAAAGATATAAATTCATTGGTGTCTCCAAAATTAACAAAAATTAGATCGTGGTTTGTAGTAATTACTGCACAAGAAAAACTATTCATTGTGTCAAGTGTAATTAAAAAAGTATGTCCATAAAGTTTAAATCCGCAACCACCTTGACTGTCAATATCAGGATTTAAAGTACCAAAATCATAAGTTAAATCTAATATCTCATTATATTGTTCAAGATAATATCTTACGCTTAACGCTCCAAAATTTATGTCTGTTTCCATATTTTCTATTTTACTTTGTTTTTTCATCTTTGCAGAATTGACAGTAAAGAATTACACCTAAATCAATATAATTATGGCCTTCTGTTTTACAATCTCTTAATTTTTTTGGTTTGTATTGATCACTCATTTCTCCAAGTAAAGACCAATTTTTACTTAACGCAAATACTGTTAATGTCATGTTTGACCATTTTTTTTTGTAAATATTTATTCTTTCCTCAACATCTTTATAAGTTGCGTTTATATCAGATAAATCTTTTGCAACTTTATTAAAGCTCGATATTTCATTTTTTGTTTGAGGTTCATATAAATTATCTGTAAGTGCTTTATAAATTTCATTTCTATTTGTTTGATCTTTTATAATATGACTTTGGTTAATTGACTTTGGTTTGCGTACCTTATTTGAACTACCCCCTGTTTCATTTTTGATATGGGGTATGAGGTCAGTTTTGTATGCAGGATTAAATTTAATTATATATAAATTACTTGTTTGACCTGCATTATCCTCAAGAAAGCGTGGTTTTACTTCGATAGCACCAATATCCTTAAGTTCTTTAATTCCACGCTTTACAGATGAAGGACTTTTACCGCACCTTTTTCCAATTGTTGAAATACTAGGCCAACAAGTTCCATCAATTTTATCTGCATATCTGCAAAGCGTTGCATACACTCGAACTGCATTGTCGCTTACTTCACTTTCAATAAGCCACTCAGGCACAATACTAAAATGTGGGAATTCAGAAACAATTTTCATGGTAGAATTTTATTCTTCTTCCATGACTTTTGTTTCTATTTCCTCCATTATTTTATATATATTTTTATTTTCATCAGAATTATTCAATTCATCTAAAAGTTCTTGATCACTTGCTTGTTGTTCATCATTTTGTAAGTCCTGTAAATAATCAGCATGTTCTTGACTTTCAATATTTTCCTTAGAAAGCCAATCGCTTATCCATGCGTCTGTGTCATATAATTCAATACCAACACCAAATCTCATAGCACATCTTTTAATTGCGTCTGATACACACTCTTTAGCTCTTTGTCCATTGTTATAAACTTTTGAAGGATCACTGTGAAAGAAAGGCTTGTCACACATACCAACCTCACTTCTACTTAGATACTGTCCATCTATTTTCATTTGAATAGTTACTTGAACTCCTGTAATAAAAGTTCTTTGAATACCATTCATGTCCTCCACTGTGTCTTTAATATATTCATTAATGTCAAAGTGCCAATCAGGACTTACTGCAATAAGCTTTTGAGTAACTTGAGTATGCTCAACATAGTCAATATCTCCAAAGCCTTTATTAAGTTTTTTTACTAATTTTTTATTCCATGGTTTAGACAGAATTATTTGTTGTAGTCTTGGGTTCATAATTATCTCCTGTTTTGATCATATTATTATTTTGTAGCCAATTTGTAATTTCTTTTTTATCCCACAAAGGCCCACATTTTAAGACTTTGTATGGCTCAGGAAGTTTATTATGAAAATGTAAAGACGAAACTTTTTGTCTTGTTACTCCCATAATGTCTGCGATCTCTGCATTAGATACAGGATCAAAGTAAGTATTAACTTCACTCATTTTTACTTCTCCTAATAAAAGGTGCAAGAGGCTTTTGCAGTTGCCTGTTCTAGCCTCCAACACCAAGGGTATGTTATAACGCACTCATAATGCGATACATAAAAATTATATTAATATATTACCACGACAAATTAAATCAAAAATTAAATATTTGTCCTTCATGTTGTTATAATACTTAAAAATAACAGGAGATAAATATGCAGACATTTTTACCATACGAGGATTTTTATGAAAGTGCTAAAGTTCTTGATAATAAAAGATTAGGCAAGCAAAGAGTTGAGTGCTTACAAATATTTAACGCAATTACAAAAGACACAGGTTGGAGACACCACCCCATTATTAATATGTGGAGAGACTCAGAAAATTGGCTTTACGAATATACAAGAGTAATTTGTACAACTTGGATAAAAAAAGGCTACAAAGATACTGTTTGGGATCAAGTATCAAGTCAATACAGTCAATATCGAAATCTTTATCCTGAAAATAAGCCTATTTGGCTTGGTAACTTTTGGCTTCACAGAAGTCATCAGTCAAATTTATACAGAAAAGATCCCATTTTTTATAATCAATTTTCTGATATTCCTGCAGTTCCTTATACTTGGTATTCCGATAAAAAAGGGTTTTATTTAGGTGAATTTAACGCATGGAATACAGTTAATACTTAAAACATGCACTACCTTCGAGTTTAAGCAATTTCTAAAGTAGAGTTGAATAACTATCAACCTTCAAAGTGTTGAACTTATTGACTTTTTACTGTTCATAATCTAATGAATATCCAAAATTTTTTAAAACTTCTAAACAAAAATTTTCTAAATCTTTTATTTCAAGTGCAATAATACCTGTATTTTTTCCGTCAGGCATAGCAACATAAGCAAAAGGCTTTGATCCTGTACCTATCGCCTTATGGTTTGTGTCACTTTGTAATTTACCTTTGTAAAAAGCCGTAGCAAAAGGCTTAACCTGTTTTCCTGATTTTACTTCAACACGAATACCTGTGCTCCAATTTTCCTCGTGTGCGTCTGCACCTGCAAATCTGTTTGAAGGTATTTTAAGTAATTTACGAGCTTGATTTTGTTTTCTGCGTCCTTTGTTTCTGTTCCTTCTTGCAATACAAGCTTTACATTTACAAATATTTTTCTTTTCATTTGTATTCTTACAAAGACCAATAGAGTTTTTACTGCTATTTCTTTGACTCATGCTAGAAGGTAAATTATTTTCTTGACTTTTTCTTATTTTCCACTCTGTATAACTTTCATTTTCTTTAATATCAAATTCTCTATTATTTTTTATCATTTATCTCATCTACAAATTTTTTTAAATATTCACTTTCAATACCTCGATCAGTTGCAGTTATGTTTAGTTTTTCCTGTTCAATATTATCCCAATTTATATCTTTTCTTGGTATTAATCGAGTATTAAATTGTCTCCAATTTTTCTTTATATGGTGTTGTGGCCTTCCAAATTTTCTTGAAGTCACAACAACTCTTGGCCACATTTTTTCTAAACTTTTACTCATTGTTAGCCTTCCATCTCCCTGATAAAGCTCACTCATATTCCCACCTTTCATAGTCATTGTTTGATTTTTTTGAATCATAAAATTATTAATTTGAACTGTACAATATCCTTTACTAAGTGCTTGTAAGCATAAGTCTGTGTCCTCGTTATACCTTCCTCGCCACCGAAAATCTAAATCTGTTTTAATTAATAAATTACTGTAAATTTTTGTGTTTGTAATATATGCAGGGATATTGACATTTTGTTTAGGAACTACAAAAAAACTGTAATTCATACCTGATATTGCTATGTTTTCATATCGATCAGTAAATTTTTCAACTGCCTTTATTCCTAATGTACTTTGACAATGAAGTCTTTTTCCTTTATACCAAGCCTGCATGTATCGTATATTGTCGTCAAATACCCAATGTCTTTCTGCTCCCATTTCCTCAGCCATATCCCAACAAAAGTTTCTTACAGGTATTGATCCCTGACCTAAATTGCTAAAAGGAGTTTTTATAAGTAATTTTTCATCAAAAAATCTTGAATAGTCATCAAATTCCTGAGGCTCTACAACAATTTTAAAAGGTACTTTATCTTTTAAAAACATTTTTGCAGTATAACCTACATCATGCCTGCCTTTTGATATTATAAATATTGGATATTTAATTTTCGTCATCATCAACTAAGAAAAGATTACTGACATCATCTTTATCTCTGTAAGGCCAATATGTGCTCCATACATTTCCTCTTTGATTATGAAAGTTCTCAATACCTTTTTCCTCAACAAATTTTTCTCTATCCTCGTTGCTTTCAAATTTAACAACAACACTAAAAACTTCAGGTCTTTGTTCGTGTTCAAAAATTCCTACCCAATCATCTGCGTCTTGTTTATTGCCGAGTTCGTTTTTTGTTGTTGAAGTATAAGCTAAAGCCGATAATTGATCCTCGTTATATCCTGTTCCTAATATTGTGTCGTCAAGTTCAAGTATTTCTTTAAGCAAGTTGGTAAGTGCTTTATCATTAACCTGTGCTAATTGTGAAATTTCGTTATCAGAAGTAAGCACTTTTAAAGCTTGAACTGAGTTGCTATCAATATTTAGTTTAATTACAGGAACTCTTTTTATTGAGCCCATTTTTTTTACTGCTTCAACAACTCCATGACCCGCTAAAATTGTAAAGTCTTTAGCGATCACTATATTTCTGTAAAAGCCATGTGTGTTTATTGAGTTTATAATATGCTCTAATTGATCCTCAGGGTGTTCTTGGTAATTTTTCGGGTGTGGTTTCAGTTCATTTATATCAATTTTAATTGTTTTGAAAGGATTTTTTTTGAACATCATTAAATCCTCAAGTTCATCTGCCTCAAATCCAGTTACTTCTATTTCGAACTCATTAAGTTCTTGTAGAGTGTTTAATAAAAGTTCATTATCAAATTCTGATAAATCATGTGTTTTATTATCGGCGATAGCAAAGGCTTTTATTTTTTCTTTACTCCAATCATCAGGAACTTTAACACAATCTAATTCTTTTAAGCCTAAGTAAATACCTGCCTTTAATGTTCCATTCCCTGCAATAACAGTATTATTTTGATCAATTACAATTGGTTTTCTTTGGCCAAATGCTGATAAAGAATTTGCAATTGCTTTTATTGAGTTATCATCATGCTTCCTGACATTATTTAGATCAAATTTTAAGTTGTCAATTGGTATCTTTTCTGTGTTCATACTTTTATATTTTAGCAAAAAATGATATTATAAGATAGATAAAAAGTAATTTATCCCCTGTTAGACATAAGCCCATAAATATATGGGCTTTTGTCTTTGTAGCGCTTTAGTTGAACTTTTACTATCACTAGGATCGTGTCTAAGCGATTTAAAAAGTAGAGTTGATAGTGTATGCAAGGAAGCCTATTGCCTGAATTCAGTTGCCCACTCGTAATAATATGCTATATGAATACGAGAAAACTTTTCACAATCGCAGTGCAGTTTTTGAATATTCATATTTAATTTTGTTTTTATTTCAAATATAGTTTTTCTTGCTTCAGGATTTTGTAAGCTACAAATAAAATCTCCACGATTTAAAGTGTTATATATATTTTGTTTGTAATCACTTCTAAATTCATTTTCTTTTATTGGTTTTTGGGGTGTTTCAAATTTCATTTTTAACTTTCAAAGCGTAATTGTCTTTCGGTAATGTTGAAGTGTTTGGTTGATCCTTGTGAGCACCTTTTATCATTATTGTATGGCATATTTAAGATTTCAGTATCAGTAACACCATTATCAAGTAAGCACCTGTTTGTGTGTCTGAAAGTTCCATTGTATTCAACACCCCATTTTTTAAAACTATGCACTAATTTTGCTTGTTGCCCATGATCCATAAATCTGCCTACTAATAACAGGTAATTTGTTGCAAATATTTTTCCATGCTTTTTCGAGCGTTGGTGTGCAAGTTCGTGCAATATTGTTGCGTCGCTTGCCCAACTTTTTAAAGTAATTGTGTTATCAGGGTGATACCAACAAGATCCTGTGTTTCCTTCGCAGGTAATTTTTGGTTGGCTGTTCCCAAAATATTTTTTATAAAAGGCTTTTGTATATACTGTTCTTTTTACTTGTTGATTTACTAATTTATTTACTTTATCTTTTGGAAGTCTGTTTGGGTTTTTTGCTCCATAAGTAATTATTTGTCTGTAAGTATTAACTCTATTATTAAAATTATCAGGCCTTTCAATATCGTATTCGTCAATTTCGTGTATTTTGAACTTGCTTTGTTGAATTGATGTAATTACACCTGTTTGATCAACAATAAGTCTAAAATTAGGATTTGGTTGTCGATCAGTAAAAGTTGCAGAATTTATTTTCCAAAGGTTAGGAATCAAATTGTAGGTAGTTTCTAAAACTCCTTCTGCTGAATAGACTTTATTTTGTTGTTTTCTAACTGTATTATTCACTCTTTTATTTATCCCCATATTAGTATTATAACACAAAACTCAGGCTTGTCAAATCTAAGATTTAACCAAGTCATTTTCTAATTCTGCAAGAAAACATTTTGTACAAATATGTCGTACCATTGATCCTGCATTTTCAAGTTCCTCAACAATAATATGGTGGTAGAATTTTTGTAATTTTCTTTTACAGGTATTACAAAGCATATTTTCTCAATTCTTTATTTATTTTTGATATCGCATTATCAACTTTACCCCAATGAATATTTTGATAATCGCACTCGTGTATAAAGTGCTCTAAAGAGCCAATATCTAATAAAGGTAAGTTTTCTCTGTGAGTGACTTCGATAACTTTTTTTTCGTCATCATTTAGATCAAGACCTGTTTTTTCAAATAAAATTGAGTAATTTAAGTTCATTATTTAACCTCCTCTTGTACTTCAACTTCAAAATCTTTTGTTCCGACTTTTATATTTGAATTTCCTATTACATTTTGCAACCAATTTTGATAATCCCACTCTTGAAAAGTAAATACTCCACCCATAAAATCTTTACCTTCTTTAGTTATTGGTGTAACTTTAAATATTTTCATTATGTTGTTCCTTTCTAAAAAACAATTTATAAGACTAATTTAATCAAAGATTTATTTTATGTCAATAGTCTTAAAATATTTTTCTCAGTAGATAATGCCTACTCAACCACCTTTGATCGTTGATAGTTATGAACCGTTAGTCTAAAAATCGCTCTAGCTCGAAGCTAGTATATGTCTTAAGATTGATTTTCCAACAAGATGAACTTGGCCACCAATGATTGATAGTATCATTATAAATAAGCCAACTAGCCACCGCAGTAGAAGTTTCTATATCAAATCTATCTTGTTGAATTTTTAACTTTGGTATAAGCCAATCCCATGTTTGATCATTAAACTGCCAAAGCCCCTTATCATAAGAATTATCTTTATTTTTATTTATTGCGTTTGGATTACCTGAACTTTCACAAAAAGTAATTCGTAAAGCAGTTTCAATATCAGAAGGCTCAAAATATTTGCTAAAAACAGGAATATAACTTTGCATAAAATAAATAATTTCGTTTCGATCATTACAAGAATTATACTCATCTACTTCAGCCATTGTAAATGGAGATGACAAAACACAAGTTAAAATAAGTCCTTCTAACAAAACCTAATTTACTTGTTATCTTTTTCAGGAATTAAATCTTTAAGCATTGTTATACCCACTTTTAGATCCTCGCTAAACCAAGTATCATTTTCAATATAAATTACTTTTGCTTTTAATCCGTCATTTTCTATACCAACTAATTTTTTAGCCATATATACCTAATTTTATTTTAATCTTTTATTTATGACAAAACAAGTTAAAGAAGTTTAAGATTATCCCAACCTTTTTCATTGATTGTAAAGCTAAGAACTGCAGGGTGGCTCCATAATCCTGTTCTTTCAGTAAAATCTATGCTCCGATCAAGAGAAGGTGCTTGAAACCATGCTCTATCTCCCTGATATTTTGCTCTAAAATGGTGATAATGACCTGTAACAAGAATTTCAGCACTTCCTGAAGGTAGAAAACCATACATTTGTCCCTTCCACCAATTTTCAATCTTTACTTCAGGATTTGATCCTGAATTTCCTGTCATGTGTCCATGTGTCCAAGCAACTTTTTTACCTTTTATTTCTAAAACTTGATGAAAATTATCAGGTATTTTTACCTTAACTTTTTTATATCTTTCAGGATTTGCGTCCATAATTTCTTTACATATTTCAAAGTGCATAATGTCACTATTATCAAGTCTGTTTGTAAAAACCTGCCCTTTTGAGCTTCTAGACATTTCTCCGTGGTTGCCCGGTATTCCTGCAAGAATTATATTATCTGCATAAGGTAAAAATGTGTCAATTGTTTTCATAATCATACTTCTAGCAAGTGCATATTGCTCAATTAGTGACAATTCGACTGAAAAAGGTTGGCTATCGAAAAATGCGTTTGTACAATTTTCTGTAAGATCTCCTAATCCAACCAAATATATCTCATCTATTAAAATTTTCTGCGAAGTAAGTTCCCTAATTCTATTAATCCCGTCTTGAAGTGCAATATCGTATCTATTTATTGTGTTTTCTACACCAAAGTCTTTTTTTCCAATTTGCCAATCAGCCATAAAAAACATAAAGGCAGTATCTCCTCCAAGTGTTTTTTCTTTTAAAGGTAGTTTTTTTCGTGTATGTTTAAGCAACTCGGCCACATATTTATCGTGTCGTGGATTTTTTTTCTTTACAATTCCTTTAAACGCATAAAAAGTTTCTGTTCTCCCACCTTTCAACTGAACTTCCCACGATGAAGTCCTTACTGCACCTTCAATTTCATATATTTTTGGATCATATCCCCAAGTTCTTAATATTTGATCATATTTGTCAGAATAATTAGGATCATTACTTACATGTGTAATTTCTCCTTTTCCTGTTTGTTCATTTACCTCAATTGAAGGTTGCCACCCTGATTTATAGAAATTATTACCCCAATCTGATTTTGGTGTTTTTGTCATTAAGTTCAGTTTAAAGGATTTTTAATAAAAATCTTAAAATTTACATTAAAACAGTAATTAAAGTAGCAACTGATATTCCTGCAATTATCCAACCATAAATCTCTTGTCTTGTTGGTCTTGTTGCTAAATCTTTTTGTATTTGATCAAGTTTTTCAAAGATTTTTTCAATATCAGCCATTACAACTTTTATCATTTCTTTTTGTGTAAAATTTTCATTTGCCATAATTGCTACAGTGTTTTTTACAGCCACAACAAAGGATCGTGCATTTACACACTATCCACCGACTTTGAATAGAATTTCTCTAATTACTTCCTCAATGACAATAAGATTTTGATTAAAACCTGCGATACTTTCTTGATAAGCATTTACTTGTGCTTTTAAAGTTGCTACTTCCTGTTGCATATCATTTACAGTCTTAAACAACCAACCAACTAAAGCCGCTAAACCACCCTGAAGGATTTGTCCTAAATTAACTTTTGCTTCCATTAGTCGTCAAAATTCGCTTTCGGCTTGTATTGTTCCAAAGCGTGTTGAATTACTGTTATAAAAGAAGTTAAAAACGCAACTCCAATTAATTGCAAGATTTCTGCGTCAATTATTCCTGTTGAGTTTGCAAGCCATAAAGATATTGCTGATTGAAGGCCTGTTCTAAAAGCCTTTGCCACCATAAATTTCCAATATGCCTTCCAATTTTTCTTAGCCATTATCAATTCCAATCTGTATTATATTAAATTTTTTACATTTACGATTTAAACACCTCCAAGTGTTTCGATCATAAATAAGGGTGTGTTTGCAAAGAGGACATGGGATCTCCAAAAACCTCCTATATTATTCGCTTATTATCAAGTTTAGCATTAAGAAGTTGCAGTTCGCTATTAATCGCTGATAATTTTTTTTGTATTTTTTCTGCATTAAAAACTTCATCTGTTTTTATATCACTAACTCCATTTAAGCCTTTTTCTAACTCCAAAAAATCAACAATTTCAATTGTGACTTTTTCATTATTTATTAGTGCAGAAGCAATTTTTGGGTAAATTCTTTCATAAGCTTGACGACTTTTTCCACCAAAACCATCTTTTATTAAAAGATTATTTTCTTGATTATCCATTACTAAAATACAACCTGAAGTATGTTCATCTGTATTTCCTGTATGGATCAAAATATACTCAAAGTTAGGCACATCTTGTAATTCAAGCATGCCTTTATGAAAATCAGCCCCATATCTTTTCAAATATCGACTGTGAAACCCACCAACTTTTCTAAATTCAATTTCATAAATACCAAGTGGAATTGCAGTTTCGTGTTTTACTTTTATTTTTCTTTGTTCGTCCTCTAATGTATAACAAGCGAATTCGTTATTTATATAAAGAATTCCATTTGTACTATCTTTTTGACTAGATATTCTATAAAGTTTTAGTTCCATTATTCTGGCTTGGGATTAGCAGATTTAACTTCTGCTATATGGTCTGCCCAATTAGTAGTGCCATTAACACTATCCCAATATTGCATATCTAATTGTTCTGCAATTGGTAAATATGCTTCTTGTCTTGCTTCAATATAACCAAATTGTTGGTCGTTCCACTTTTTATTACCTAAATCAGTTTTTGCTTGTGCGTAATCTTCATCTGAAAATTCTGACACAATACCATTAACTGACTTGTTAATAGGTTTAGCGTCCTCAATTTCTTGATCTGCTAATGTTTGTAGTTGTTCTTTTGTTGCCATTGTTTTATCCTATCATATTATTTTCTAAGTTATTGTTTTAAGCCATATAAAACAAAATTACCTTTTGTAATGTTTCCTGTATCCATAAAAATAGTTATTCCGTCAACAGTTGTTTGTTCTTTTAAAATTGCTCCCTCAAATTGTCCCAACATTATTTGAGTTCCTCCTGAAGAAAGATAATTGTTATACATAACCAAATAAGTATTATCGCTACTATTATTTGCTGAATATATATAAGCAACCCCAATATGTCCTGAAGTGCTTGAATTATCTGTTGAGCCTGACATACTAAAAGAACTTCTACCTGCTAATCCTAAGTTATCGCCTGAATTCGAAATAAAAGACCTATCACTTCTTGCGTAAGCAATTCCACTAACATAGTTACTGTTTGAATTTGCACTTCCACTTTGCGTAAATCTACCTGTTAAATCTGCCCCGTCTGTTGCAGGAACTACATCAGAATAGAATAAAACTGCAACATTGTAATCGCTTGTTATTCCTGTTAATGTAACAGAGCCACTATTACTAGCAGTTGCCGTACTTAGTTCAACAAAACTACTCATAATATTCCATACACCACAAGTTTCCCACCACCAATTCTACTTGCACTCTCGTTCATATCAACCACAATACCGTCATAAGAAGTTGTATTTTGTATTCTACCAATACCCCACCTTGACCTGTGATTGTCTGAATTATATTCTGTTGCTTCCCAAATACAAGCAGATGAAAACGCTTGAAATGGATTGCCAACATACACAACCCCATTACCTGCCCTGCCACTATCATCTGAGCCACCAAAAGTGTTAAACCACCGAGTATCGCTTGTTGTTTCACTATCAGAAAAACTTGAATCGGCTTTTAAGTTATATATTGCATACTCATAAATACTTCCGCTCTCAACGCTACCGTCAGACGCTTTTACTAATCTTATATTTGTAGCAGTATCAGTTGAGTTTTGTCCAACTATTCCAACGCCAACTATCTTATATAAAGTAAAATCATTAGAAAATATGTCATCTATTTGCATAGATTGAACACCTGTTGTTAATTCAACTGATTTTATTTTTTTTACGCTCATAAAGTAACCCCATATAAAGAAATCTTACCTGTTAGATTACCACCATTATTCTTATCAAATATTCTAAATCCATCAACTGTGCTTTTTTGATTCATAGTTCCACCACCATGTGCTTTTAACAAATTATTACTATTATTTAGTCCTGCATTATGACAAGTTAGTGAAGTAAATATGTTGCTATCTCCTGCATTGTATATGTAAAAATAACCACTTCCACCCTCGCCTGTTGAATTACCTGTATTTTCGCCAACTCTAATATGATCACGACTTGTACTTCTGTAATGTATTTGTGCGTTACTATCTTCATTATTACCCTGCGATAATATTTCAAAATGTCCTTCTTTATAAACGCTACTACTTTCAACAGTTCCACCTTCTATAAATCTACAACCTAAAGTAGCGTTATCTGTTGCAGGTTTAAGAGTATAAGTTACAAAGTGTATATTGTATTTACTTTCATCAATGCTAGTAAAATCTATGTTTGCAACTGCACTTGGTGTCTGACTTTGTATTAATACAAGATCTTGAACGCCACTTCCGCTTAGACCAAATCTAGCTGCACCTAAAGGCATATTGAACTCCTAACTAAATTCTTGTAATGCGTTTATTAATGGAGTTCCTGCGTCTAAAAATAAAAATGTAATCAAGTCAATTGCGTTAGCACCTGACGAAACAGTATATCCACCACCACCTGCAGTTTTTCCTGTCACATGGCCACCACCATTAACTGTAATTTGATTTATTGCAACTGTTTTTGAGCTTGAAGCGTGTTGCGTTATTTGTAAAGTAAAAGTTGAAACACCATTTGAAGGCACATTTGTAAAGTCAATATCTGTAATATTTTCAGTTAAAGTAATTGAACCTGTATTTCCATTTGCTAAATTTATAGCTAAGGCATTACTTGAACTTGATAACGCTTGATCAGTTTCAGAATAATCTTTTAAAATAATTTCTTTAGCAGTTTGATCATTAAAATCTACTTCTGCATCAATAGATAGATTTAAAGTAACTGCTCCTGAAGCACCTCCACCTGAAAGGTTTGTTCCTGCAGTAACTCCTGTAATATCTCCTTCGCCAATAAAATTTACCCAAGCAGATCCGTCATAAAATTGAAGTGTATTACTGTCTTTAAGAAAACAAAACATGCCTTCTGCGTCATTTGTTCCCAAAGCAGTATCTCTCGCACTTGCGTCTGCATATACCTGAACAACTTGATCTTGTATAAAAGTCTGAAATTCAGTTGCACTAATTAAATCTCCTGTGCTATATGACTTCCAACCTGCTCCTGCCATGTTTAAATCTCCTTTATATTAACTATACGCAAATCTTGTACCAATTCCAAGTCTAGCAGAACCAAGTATCCATGCACTCGAACTTGCAGGAGATAATGTTAAAACCCACTCCCAACTTTGCTGACTTGCATTTACATTGTGGCTGATACTTTCTACCCACAACTCATCAGTATAACTTGAATTATCGGGATTTACTATTTTTACAGATATTCTATCTCCAAATTCTAAACCAAGTGCTTGTGGCCATATACTTGTGTTTTGTCTTGGATCAACAACAAGTTGATCAATACGAACAATAGGTATAGAAGTTTCTGCAATTTTTTGTTCTATTAAGCTTAAAACATCTGCGTCACTCACATTAATTGTTGTCTGCGAACTTGATATTGGCCTGTATTTTAAAACACTTTCAGTATCAGAAGTAAATTGTGTTGATCCATTTCTTCTTGACCACTCATAAACATTTATAACTTCGTTTAAATCAAAACTTGTAACAACATTTTTATATGGTAAGTTTGATCCGTCATTACTAAAAGTTGCTTGTACTGTTGTTGCTTTTGAATTTGAAAGTCTGTAATCTCTATTTCTAAAAGTTGCTTTACCATCTTTACTCATAAAAAATTGTGCGTTTTCTGCAAGTTCGCACGCTCTAAGTGCAGTTAATATATTTTGATTTGATTGACTTTGAACTTGATTTGTACCTGTTTGAATATCTCTTAATGAACTTGGGAACTGAATTAAATTTAATAATCTTGTTACTCTTTCTGAACTTAATTCCTGTATATCTGTATAGCTTAAAATTGTTGTTAATTCCAATTCACTAAAACCTGCTCTACCTAATCTCCAACCTGAACTGTCAAAATTTTGAGCATTAAATATTTTAAAAGCATCAACACAGTTAAATTGAACTGTGCTATCAGCTCCAAGTGCAGGATATTGAACAGGAACTGTGTCAAGAAAACCACGAAAAATTGGATAGGAAGTTCCGTCATGTTCTGCAGTTATTCTTACAACTTTATAAGGTTGTATTTTTGTAATATTATTTGTCGTGTCAAAATATGGAGATGAGGTATTATTTGGATTAAATCTGTTATCTGCATTTGATAATAATATATTTGCTCGACCACCAACGAACTGTCCTAATTCATTTTGCCTGCCTCGTAAAGTGTTAAATTGTCTTACATATTGGCTGACATCAGTGAAACTTATTGAATTATCAAAGGGATCACTGTCAAAACCAATTTCAACAGTTATATCTACATTACTATCAAAGGATATACTCATTAAAAAGCCACATTTATTCCTCGCTTAGCACCTTCCTGAAGTGCTTTAGCGACTACTTCTTCAATTTCTTGTGGTGTGCTTAGAGCTGAGCCGACATTAACAGTTACAATATTGTGTGCAGAACTTTTTTGTAGGCCACCACCAAGATCTGTTACAACAGGAGATCCACCTGTTGCAGGGAATACTTGGCCACCAACACCTTGTTTTGCTCCTTCTGTAAGTGATTTCATTGTTACACTTCCACCACTAAGATCAAATATTGCTCCAAATTGTTTTGCTAATTCACTTAGATTTCCACCAACACTTTCAACCATTTGATTAAGGCCTTCCTCTAAAGCTCCAATAGCATTTGCGTCTGATATGGCTTTGTCAAGTTCTTTTTTTGCAATAGCCATTTCAAGCAAGTTTTCAACATTTTCCTCAGTTGCTTTTGCAAGTTTTTCTTGACTTTCTCTAAATTCATCTTGAGCTTTTTTAACACGCTCATTTTGATCAATTAAATCTTGTTCTGCCTGTTCAACTGCTCGTAAAGCCGCTTCCTCATCACGAGTTGCTGAAGTGCTTGCAATTGTTGCTTTTTCAACTTCTTTCTTTGCAAGTTCATACTCTATTTCTGCTTGTCTTGTTCCGTCTAACTTTTCTTTTGCTTGCTCTAGTGCATTATTTGCTTTAATTATTGCAAGTTCCTCTTCTAAAGTGACTTGTTGAGATAATTCCTGTTGTTTTACAAGCTCTTGTTGTGCCTTTTCAAGCTCTGCCTCAATACCTTTTTTCTTTGTAAGCTCTTTATTTAATTTTTCTTGTTTTTCTCGTTCTGTATCTTGTAATTGTGCAATTTTATCTTGAATTGCCTGTAATTTTTGATAAGCACTTAACACATTTTGTAAAGCCCCAAGTGATTGTTCCTGTCTTGTTTTTGCAAGTTCTTTTTCTTTTTCATTTTGTTCCTCTATTTGTTGTGTTACTTCCTCTTGTGTCGGTCTTAAATCCTCTAAACTTGCATTATAAGCTTCAACTGCGTCTCGTTCGTCATCATGAGTGTTTGATAAGTCTCTAGTTATTCTTACAAGTCTTTTTACAACAACCTCTGCACCACCGATATTTGTTGTCACTTCTCTGATTTGACCAACATAAGGGGTTAAATCACTTTCATCAGTTGCATTTTGTAATTCAATAACTTTTGACAATATACGATCAAGAAAACCAACTGCCTCTCTTGCAGGATCCTCAAATTCCTCTCCAAGATTAGATAAAAATATCTGCCATTTATTATTTAAAATATCTAATTCAGACTGTAAGGTGTCTAATTGATTATCTGCAATTTCTCCTGTCACCCCTGCAGCGTTTCGAAGTGCTTCTTCATACATACGAATCTGCTCAGTTGATCCACTAAGAATTTTTACTGCGTCTGCAACACCACGATTAAGACCTAATTGATCAAGTGTGCTTGCTTTTAATTCATCTGACATTGGCCCCAAAACTGCGTCAAGTTGCTCAATAATATCAGCAACATTTTTCATATTGCCTTCTGCGTCGAACATTTCAAGACCGAGTTTTGCGAACTCCTCTTTGTTTTTTGCAGTTGCTCTTGGTATATCTCTTAAAACTTGATTTAATTTATCTCCTGCCTCTGCACCTTTTACACCACGATCAGCAAATACTGCAAGAACTGCAACACCTTCCTCGACATCTTTATTTACAACCTTTAAAGCCGCACCTGCCTTTGTAGTAAGTGCTTCTGAAAATTGCTGAACTGATGCGTTTGCAAGTGTGTTTGCTTTTACTAAGACATCAGTAACACGAGTTAAATTATCTAAGTTTTTTTGGCTATCATCAACACTTAAACCTAAAGCGCTTTGAGCGTCTGTTGCTAAGTCTGTTGCAGTTGCCATATCGAACATACCTGCTTGTGCGAACTTTGCAACTTGTGGTAAAGCCGCGATTGACTGTTCTGCGTCTAAACCTGCAGAAGCCAAGAAAAAGAAGGCTTCAGCACTTTGATTTGCTGAAATTGTTGTTTCCATAGCAACTTCTTGAGCCGCCCTTTTCATCGCCTCTTGCTGATGAACAGTTGTTTTCATAATTGCAAGAGATTGCGTCATTTTACTGTCGAACTCTTTAAAAGCCTGAAGTCCTTCAAAAACTGCCTTAGCCATGCCTGCGAAAGCAACTGCAAGCCCTGCAATACCAACTTTTGCTAACATTTTAAATTGGCTATTTAAAACAGTTCCTTGTGTTCCAACTCCCTGTAATTGTGATTTAGCAAGTTTAGTGCCTCGTGTAGCAATTCTTATTATTAAATCTGCACCTCTACCCATTTTTACCTTCTTTTTTTACTTTCAGCTTGAGCCAATGCAATTGCTTTATTTTTTTCGTTCTGTTCATAAACATAAAACGCAACCCATTGGTTATACTCATACGAACTCATTTTACTACGAAGTTCTCCAACTGTCATGGATAGATCACGAGCTAATCGGAATTGAAAAAAAGTATCGGGATTATTCTTGAAACTCATCAGACATTTCTGCCTGTGCGTCTCCTCCAATTCCGTTTATATCACTTATCTCAATAAAAATTCGATCAATTATTTTTGCGTCTTTTTGATATAACTTATCAATTGCGTCATCATCTAGTTCAGGATTAATAACACTTGCTTTTAATAAAGCCTTCTGATAATCAAATGCGTCTTTATCCTCATCAGTTGATATTCTTGCTAATTCAACTTGCTTAGCTTTAGTTAAACCCTGTACCTGTATCTTTGCGTTCCACTCAGGAATTTCAAGATCTTTAACAGGCACATCAGGTATATTATTTAATTCTTTTAAATTTAATAGATCCATTTGTGTTCCTTTACTCTATTTTTTAATGCGTACCTCTAGTCACTGCACCACTAACTTGAAAATCTGCTGAATAAGATACTACATCACCAACAGGAGAATTTTGAGCATAACTTGTCAAGATTGCCTCTCCTGTATATTTGATCTTTCCTGATCCTGTACCTTCAGGCGAATATTCATAAGATAGAGTTGCGGACTGACCTACGACTGCACCAAAGATTGCGTCAGCAGTTGCGTCCCAAAGACCTGCTACTGAAATTGTACTATCTTTTAATCCGACAATATATGTCTTACTTCCTGCTCCAAGTGTGGTTGTTTCAGCCACATCTGCAGTTTCAGGGAAGTCAATAGAATTTATGAAAGCAGATATATCTGTAAGTGATCCACTTGCATTATCTAACTTAAATACGCTATCTTTTCCATGTACAAAAGCCATAACTTTTCTCCTTAATTATTTCTTCCAAATCCAATTATAGCAGTAAAAGAAGGTGTTGAGCCTCCAACTGTTAAAATTGCTTTTAGATATCGATTTACTGTTGTTCCTTCACTTACTAATTTTACTTCACTTGTTGTTGAAGTGGCTTGTGTAAAAGTCACTAAATCAGCATAGGTTGTATTATCAGCAGAGTGTTGAATTTTTGCGTCTAAAGTTGGTGATCCACCACTTTTTGCAGACACTATTAGAAAACCTGCACCACCATTTGCAGTTGAAATTGTGTTATCTCGTGCAGTTCCTGTTGTGGTGGTTGTTACTGTACTGTTTTCTAAAACTGTTCCGTTGTATAAGCCTGTGTCTGCCTGTATATCAATTGCAGTGGCTACAATATCTCCAACTGATGAACTGACACCATAATTTGTAATATTACCTTGCCCAAAACTACAACCATCAGTTGCGTCAAGTCCGTCAATTCCAACTGTAATTATCATGTCAGCACCTCCAAGCAAAGGTTGAAGTGTTGCGTCTGCGGTTGCGTCAAAAAATCCTGATATAGATAAAGTACCATCTTTATTTCCTGAAATATATGTTTTTGCGTTATTTCCAAATGTTGTACTTTCAGCAACATCTGCAGTTCTTGTTGTATCAACATTATTAAAAAATGTTGAAAAATCAGTATTATTTACAAAAACTTTTGTATCTTTTCCGTGTTTAAAAGCCATTAATTACCTCCACAACAACTTGATCCACAACAGTCCATATTACCTTTTTCCTCTCCTACTTCCTCGTCTTGATCTGCGTGTTCTTTTTCCACCACTTCCGTAGCCTGTACCCTTTGGCATTATTCCTCCTCTAAAACTTCCTCAAATTCAGTATCATAATCATCAATAACTTCCTCAAGCATTTTTGCTTTATAATTGTTATCTATTTTAACAATTAAACCTTGATCCTTTAACCATTTAACACTTTTATTTGGAATATCTGTATGCTCAACAATTGATCCCTTTTTAAGTTCTTTATCTCCAATATTCAAATTTTCTTTTATTTCATACTTCATGCTATTACCTCTACGATAAACTCTACTCCTAAATAATTAATATTATTTATATTATAGACACCATAACCACCTGCACTAATAACTCTAACAGATTGAGCTTGAGAGTTCAAGGTTGTGTCACTTTCTACCTGTGCTTTAACTGAATTTGAACCTGAACTTGCTAAAAAAGTATCTAAAGTTTCTTGACTGTCTTGAGCATCAACTCTGCTTACATAAAGATAAACAGGTATTTCGTATCTATCAGCACCTCTTTGAAGTGACTGATCATACTCAATTGTCTCCATTACCCCAACAACTGCAGTTGGAGGTTCAATACTATCAGGCACAAAGCCAATAACAGTTAAGCTTGATATATTTGCTAAATTATTTTTTATTTCATTTCTAATATTTGTTAAATTAGCCACTTGGTAATGTTCCTTTCGGAAGCCTTCTACTTGCCTTCCATTTTGCCTCTATTTGCAGGCCTGTACCTTTTAAAAGTGCTTCTTTTTTCTTTTCATTTTTATTAATTGCAATTTTGAAAAATGGAATAATCGGTGTTCCTTTTTCTGCAATTGACTTTTGAACTAAAAATACAGGTATTCCTTTTGCGTCTGCCCATGGTTGTATTGCCTTTTTTGGTGGCCAATGAGGCTTTGTTCTGCTAAAAGGCTTACTTAATCTAAAACCTTTATCGAAAAACCCATGCACAAATAAAGCGTGGTCTGCTCTAGAAAATATGTCAATTCCCAAAGGTAAATTACTAACATCTCTAACATGTTTAAAAGTAAGACTTCCTCTTAAATCACCTGAAAATCTTGGTGCTTCTTTTTTTGCAGTTGTCACTACCATTTGACCATATTTAGAAAAATAATTTCGTAAAGGCACTCCAATTAAAGAATTTAATTCAAGCCTTTTTTTTAAATGTCTGCCACCTGTAATATCAAAACTCATAAACTCCTTTTTATGTATCCTTTTATAAGTTCCCTTGCGTCAGGATCAAATTTACTAAATAATTCTTGTGTCCCTGTTGCTTCATTTCCAAAAACATTAAAGGGTGTATCTTTTCTTTTAAATAATCTTGTTGCTTGCAATAAAGTTGCTTGTTTAATTGCCTCAGGAATTGCAGGATAGCCAAATTTTGCTTCAATTTTTACATTACGCATTATTAATGGATCAAATCTTTCACTTGATCGTGTTGCAAGTATCTGTAATTCTGTAAAAGGTGCGTTAAAGTCATTATCCTCAACCTCGTATGGTGTTGGATTTAGAGGCTTTAAAATAAAATCAGTATCAAGTGTAAGTGTTTTTTCATGTGTTCCGTCATCTGTTGTGTCAAGTTTTACAACCAAACCTGTTGTCGTGGATATGTCATCTACATATAAATTAAACTCATTTGTCGGATTATAAAATCGTGCATTTACAGTTGCGTCTTGATAAAAATATCTATCTGTAATTTTATCAATTAATCTTGACGCACTGTTTATTGCATTATCTAAGTTTGTGTCTTGACCTGATCCACTCAAACCTAAATAAGTCTTTAAATCTCCCTTATCTATGTAATACGAGTGTGCCATTTAAAACCTATTTGTTCTCAGTAGGTTTTTTTGCCTTTGTTTCTTTTTTTAAGCCATATTTTTTAGCTTCTAAATCACTGATTTCAGCACCTGCACGAGCAACTAGCTTACCTTTTGCCCAACCATCAGGAAGTCCTTCTTTACCTTCCCCATATTCGCCTTCTTCATTGATCCATAAATCTTTTTTTAATTTCATATTTTCCTTTTCTAATGATCTGCACTTGCCTGTTTATAAGACAAGTGCTAGATCAAAATTACTTTTTAAAAGTTTGTAATTGAACAGAAAGCTGCAGGACGATAGACAGGGAAGCCTAACCTCATACTTGCTTTCATCATTACTTTATCTTTTGTAAAGAAGTCATCGTGGCTATCTGACATAGCAACTTCCATACCTTCTCTTGAGACGATATGTGCGGCTAATCCACCACCAAAAACTCCAACAAGAACTGTTCCTGCAGAAATTGCAGTTGAAGGAACTACACGAACTCCCCAAAGGGAAGGTGTAACACCATTTCCGAACATACCTGCACCAACAAATAAAGGATCTTTACCTGCGATACCTTTAGTTGCGTCTCCATTAAAGTCTGCAGTAACCGCAGTCACTACATCATTCCAATCTGAAGGGTGCATTAATATTGCGTCAGGCTCCAAAAATGCGTCTTTTCTGATTTCAGTAATTGCTTGATATATTTGACCAATTCTGCCCAAATTACCTGAATAACTTGAAAAGTTAAAGGTATTTATACCTGAAACATTTAAGATACCCTTGATAACTGGAGCTACACCTGATCCACCAATTAAGACATCATCTAGTCTTAACTGTAACATTGTTCTTAATCTGCTATCTAAATATCCATTTACAGAAGCAACATCTGCTAAAAGTTCCTCAGTCACAGGAATAGAAACACCAAATTTTCTGATATTTTCTGTTTTTTCTGTGAAAGCCAAAGCACTTTCTCCAAAAGCCGCACCTTCAGCGACTTCAGCCGCATTATTTGTGAAGGTTGTTTCCTCTAGATACTTGTATTGAAATTGTGTTGTCGGTATTACCGAAAACAAATCAATAACAGTATTTGGATTTCTTAGTGCAGTAGGGATCAATAGGTCACTTCTTGTCACTGCAGGTGGATAGGCTGAGCCTTCATCTACAAGTGTTTTACTTTCAAGAATTGGGTTGTACTTAATTTCTGATGAGATATTAAGTTGCCCATTTTCCATATACTCTTTAAAAGCTCTTGAATTACTTATCTGTTGTCCAAGAGTTTCTATTGGTTGAGCTTTTTCCTCATGAATTGGAAGTGCTTTTACTTCAGCTCCTTCTGCAATTAATTTTTCGTTTTCTGCCTTTTGCTTTGTAAAAATTTGCTCATCTCTGATTTCATCAGCAAGTTCTTTTGCGTCTGTGTTCATTTGAGCCCATTTTTCCTTATCATCAGCAGTAAATTCAGAAAAATCTTTTTCAGAAGCAAAATTAGCTAAGCCTTCTCTTAATTCGTGAAGTTTTGCTTTTTTATCACTCATTTATTTCTCCTAAATCGATCATTAATGTATCGTTTAACAATTCATTTGTTTCTCTAAATAAATCATTAACTTCCTCATAATGATCATCTGCTACCATTACTTGTGCCTCATCATCAGTTCCAACGCTTAGAAGTGTGTCAATATCTTGGTGCATATCTTGTAATGCGTCCTTCAATTTCTCCAATTCATCAATAGAACCTTCAGATAAGGTTTTATTTTTACTTAGTCGCAAGGCAGTAAGCTCCTTACTTCTTTTTAACAAAGCAGTCATCTTGATAAGCAAGTTATCTACTTCATCTGTAAATCTTAGTCCTAAATCTTTATTTTCCTCTTGTTCAATTATTTCATCTTGTTCTTTAGCTTCTTTGATCGCTAAAGTATATGTATTTTGATTTGCACCAACCATAACAGGCGATACTTCCCAAACCTTAACATCTTTTAAATATCTTACTTCTTGGCTTTCTCCACTGTCTTTTGTAAAACTACCCATTTCACTATCATTAACTTCAAAACCAAAAGACCATTGTTGCATGTCCTCCATGGCCTTTACAGTTTCGTAAGCTTCCTTACCTGCATTTGTTGTCATATTGAATTTACCTTTAAAAGTTGCTTTGTTTTCATCAGTAACAATTTTTCCTTTACCAATAATTTGCTTCCAATCATGACCCCAACACATAACCACGCCTTTTTCTCCATAGCCACTTCGAATTGCGTTTGGAAGTACCACATCATTGTCACTATCGATTTCATTAAATACAGAAAAAACTGCTTCAACAGTTCCATTATCAGTTATTTGTAATAAACTTTTATCTTTAAATTCTTTCATCATATCCTTTTCTCATGATAGTTTAAAAAACACCTACAATTAACAGTTAAGTCAGGTGTTGCCCCAAGCGAACTGTCCCCGGGATAATCTAACTTATTACCTGCATAGTCAAATAAACTATCCTCATCAATTTCTGTTCCATCTAAAGACACATGTGCGTCTCTAACTTTTCCGTCTCTTTGAGAGATCCACTCTTTAGTATATAACAAGTTAGTTGATTTTGCACCTACCTGCCTTCCATAATTTGCTAATTTATTTCCCTCTGTTCTTGATATTGTTAAAGCCCTTGTTAAATTTTGCTTGCTTAAAGTTTTTTTAACAAGTCCTGCAACATAATTCTGTAATTTAGTTCCTGTGTACCCCAAAGCAATCCCTTCCTCAAGTGCTTTAACTAATGAATTATTAAATCTTTTTTTTGTTGTATTTGATAAAGCAGGAAGTAAATTTTCAACTTGTGCAGTAATATATTCTGCAACTTCTCTGTTTGATCTAACATTTGCTAAAGGGAAGTCATCAATAGAAACAAGCCTGTAGAAAAAACCCTGTTCAATTATTTCTCGATCTGTTCTTTTTGTGTAATAAGGTATAGAGTGAGGCATTTCTTTTTCTGTTGGAAGTAGTAAATCAACTTGATAAAAAGCATAATCATTAACTAAACTTATGTAAAAATCATAAACTTGACTACTCCATGATTTTGTATTTTCATCTATTGCGTTTTCTACAATAGAAGTAACACCATTTTGCGTTGGTTGATATTGTTTAAGTATTTTTTGTATTTGTCTATCTTGTTTTTGTAAAAGATTAAAATAAAGATCTTGTAAAACCTTTTCCCAATTTGTAAGTAATTTATCGTGTTCTTTATATAAAATATCTTTTTTTTCATCACTTCGAAATTTATTTAATCTTGTATCCCAATCTTGTTCTCGTAATATATTCCTTCTTTTGATCAATTCAAAAGCGCTAATCATTTTTTCGTCTCGTTTATTCATAGCACGAACAAGTTTTTGAGACCATACTTTACCTGCCTCGCCACCCCATAAAGCCCAAGCAATTCTACCATTTGAGGGATAACCTTTTTCTCCAGGTCTATATCCTTCAGCTCTTTTATCAACTTCATGTCTTGGGAAGTACTTTGCAATATGTCTTGTTTTTTCAGGTCCTGCAGTTGTATTATTTAATAAATATCTTGCAGAATTTCTGCCAACAGAAGTTCCACCTCTATCAAATTCCTTTACCCAATCTAATCCTCTTTGTGCTTCCTCTTTTACACCCTTTGGAATTGAAAAATCTAAATCATCATAAAGACCTTTTACATAAGCCTTTTTACTCGATAATGGGTGGCTTGCAGGCAGTAAATCTGTATCAAATTTTCCTGATCTAAACCTAAAATTTCTAACTGCATGAAGCCAAGAATTTACTCTAGCGTATGCCCATTGATCGCTTGACCTTACACTTGGCCTTACGCTTGAAGGATTTGTATTATATGCACCTACACCCCTTCTGAATACTGCAATAAGCATGCGAAGTGTTATTTTGCGTCTTGGATCATCTCCATATTTTTCATTATGAGCAACTACTTTTTTTCTAAGTGCTTCTCTTACCTGTGCAGAGACTTGTTTATTTTCATTTTCCATTATTCAGGCTTGTCTGTATCTGTTCCAATGGCTTTATCATATTCCTCGTGAGACTTACAAGGCATAAAAACAGTTTTTCCGTCATCTAGCTTATGTGTATGAACTCCAATTGCACAAGATAATTCTCTTGATCTTTCCATAGCCTCTGCAGGATTGTCAAATATATCCTCAGGATTTGCGGCTTTTTCTGAACTGCTATATCTTTCAATTTGTCTTAATCTTGCTTCTGCAAGTTTTCTTGTTGGGTAACAACCCATATTTTTTCCTGTTTTTGAAATAACACAAAATTCATCATCAATTTCTTTTATAACCTTAAACTCTGATTTTTCATTATCGTCGTCCTCTGTTTCTATTTGAGGCCCTTCATAAGATACCTCGTTATCAGTTGCTTCAGTAGAAGTTTCTGTATTTATTTTATTTTCAGGCACAAGCATTTTGCTTTGATCAAGTAAATAAACTCTTTGCTGATCACTTACAGGTAGCCCAACACTTTCTCTTGCTTCTGCAATTGTTATCCAACCACCTTGAACTCCAATATTTACTCGATTATAAACATCAGCCACATCTGTTTGAAGTGCTCTTACTTCACTAAAATTATATTCGGATCGTGTCATTTTGTTTGTTTCATAATCTTTAAGTAAAACTTGTTGTGTCAATTCCTCCCCAACTTGTTTCCATAAAGGAATTAATTTATTTTCTGTAAAAAATTCTCTTAATTCTCTTGCATTTGAATAAGTTGCTCGTTCAAGTCCTGCACCTAAACCTGCTAGAATTGCAGGAACACCCAAGACTGCAGATATTCTTTCCTCAGGAACTCTACGAAGTGTTCCTATATCAAGTTCAGTTGGACTAAAAGCCATTTTCTTTATTTCCATTGATCCACTTAGAATTAAAGGCATACCTTTATTTTTTCCCGATACTTTTTGCTGATATGTTTTTGCAATTTGCTCTGCTTCCTCTTTTGTTGGCCCAAAATCATCTTTTGGAGAGATCATTACAGAAGGCACGCCTGAATTAGCAAGTAGTGCAGTTGCCATTTGCCCTGCACTTTCATCTCCATATATTTCTCTAAGCACACTTCTTAATGGTGCAAAGCCTTTTTTATGATCTGTTTGATCAAGACCAAGTCTTATATGCACCATATCCTCAGGCATTATCATTACTTTTTTATTTTGTGTTTCATATTCGTAATGTGTTATAAGTTGCTCATTATTACCTTTTGGAGTGACTTGTTCAGGCATTAAAGGATATAAAGCAACAAGTTGATTTGCGTTATTTTTTTGTTTAATTATGTATGCGTCTCCTGATACATGCATGGCATTTATAATATACTGTTGTAAAATATCTCCACTCATATATGGATTTGGCCTTCTCATAAGCAAAGTTAATGGGTGGTCAGGCACGACCTTTTCGAGTTGATCGTCCATGACTTTTACCTGTAAAACTGCCTCTGAAAAACTTACTCCTAAAACCTGTAGGCAAGCAACAACTGCAGAGTTGGAAGCCCCATTTCCCATTGTTGATACATCGAACTTTCCTGCTCCTGTATTCCAACCCTGTATAAAATTTGTATTATTATAAAGCGTGTCATCATCACGAAAAAAACTGTATCTTTTTTGCTCGTTTGTATATACTGTTGTGTCTCGATTAAAAATTATATCGCTTAATTTACGCCTTTCAGCCATTACTTCCTTTCGGCTAAGAGTGATTTACCGAACACACCCAAAAGGAATAAACCACTCAAAGCCAACTCGCATTTAATATGCCTCAAATCTATTCCTTCGTGCTAATTGTAATATACAATAAGCTAAACTATCAACTTGATCATCGTGTTCTCCCGCAGGGAATTGTAGCATTTCTCGTTCAAGATCTAAGTACCATACACTTTGCTTGTCAAAGAACACTTTACCCTGCTCCATTTTAGCAGATAAAGGCAGTGCTCGTGAGTATTTATCTTTATCTGCCCTTAATTCTCTTATCGGCAAGTTTGTTTGTGATCGTGCCATTTGTATAAAAGCAAGTTGATAACCTGCTCTTTCAATACCAATTATTTCAGGTGTCCATTTATTATATGTTTGTTGTAATGTTTTTAAAACTTCAGGTGCTTCTAACCTTGCTCTAATGACATCTAAGACAAAAACTGTTTGATCTTTGCTAACACCAATCGTGGTAATGACTGTATAATCTGCACTTTCTTTTGTGCTTGTCGCCAAATCCACGCTTGTGAGAATTCGTAAGTCATTAACCGATACTTCTGAATTATTATATCTAATATATTTTTCATTTTCCTCATATCCATATTCATTATAAATATTTCTATTATTTTGAGTATAATATTTAAACCAAGAGGGATCAAATAAACCACCTGCTTGTTCAATAAATTGAGCTTCATATTCTTGACTGTATAAAAAACTACCAATTTCTTTTCTTGCTACTTGTAATTCATCAAGAGGCACAAAAGGATTTGTTGTTGTTGGAAGTTGCCACCTTTCCCAATCATCTAAATCTTGTGCGTTGTTAAAAAGTTTCTCGAACCAATTATATCCTTTTGGAGTTGATATAAACAAAGCACCACCTCTGCGTTCAGTTAAAGTTGGTCTAACAACTTCTGCCCATACATTTTCTTTCATAAACGCACACTCATCTAACACAACAAAGTCAAGACCTGCACCTCTTAATCGATCAGGATTATCTGCCGATTTTATTGATACCATACCTCCTGTTGGTGTAATGATCGATTTTTCTCCTTCTTTTACAACAGTTCCATACTCAACTCCAATATTTCTTAAATCTTTCCAACCTTCTAAAGCCATTGAATAAGTTGGTGCGATCCACCAAGACCTTTTTCCTCTCCAAGCCTGCTCAAGACACAACCACACACCTAATCTTGTTTTACCCCACCTTCTACCTGCTGAAAGTACTTTAAATCTTGCATTTGAATAAGCAACTTCTAACTGTCCTTCATGCAATTGAGGTAAAGTCACTTTATATTGTTTTATATTACTGTTCGATAATTCAGTTTCCATTTAATATTTCTTTCCATTGGTGGCCAAGTACATGCTCTAATTCAGCATAAAGTAGGCTTCCTTCTTTTATATTATCCCAAATATTTTTATATTTTCCTGAACCTTTAAAAGCGCTTTCAAAATAATGACCAACAATAAAGGAATTATTAAGTATTTCTTGAATATCAGGCATACGATAACCAAATAATTTTGTTGATCCATCAAATTTTGTTGGATAATCAAGAGAATAACAGTTGTTTTTTCCTTTCCATACAGGTATTACTCCACAATATAAAGGCTGAAACACTTTAATATGAGGATTTTTATTAGCAATATCTTTTATACTCCACATTATATAATTCCAACCCTTTGTATTTTTAATTGGTGGCCGAGATAACTGTTCTTTTATTCTTTCAATTAATACCCAAATATCTTTTTCCATATCAAGACCAACTTTACATGGGAAGAAGCTAAGCGCTTTTCCGTCCCATGAATTATCAACAATATTAAAGGGTGGGTGGTTATCCTTCCATTTTATAGCCATAGCTCCTTCTGATTTAGCAGGTCCTGTTGAAAAAAACGCATTTATATCAGGTAAAGGTCTTAAAGCAACCATATCCATATCCATAATTACCCCATTTAGCATAATTGCCATACGCATACGCACAATATCGCTTATGTGTGCAATATGGTGGCCGAGTTTTAATGATCGAAAAGCTAGATTTTCATTAAATATTTTTCCTGCATACTCAACATTAATACCTTCAGGCACATTTTTTAACTTTTGGTAAGTGTATAAATACACATTTTTGTTGTACTTTAACTGCGATAACAAAGAGAATTTATGAAACTCATTTAACTCTATTTCTTTATATAACCAATCATTAATGTTTGTTTCATTATCATATTTAGACCAAAAACAAATAATATTGCTCATATTTTCCTTTTTTTTAATCGCTATTTTTGTGTTTTTTCACAGTTTTTCATTTTCAATTAGCCACCAAGCAAGATAATTAATACCAAAAACTACCAAAACAACCAATAATATATCCATTTATAACTCATCATCAAGATCATCTAGTAATATTTCATCATAAATCCAACTCATTATTCCTCCTCCTGCATAATTATTTCATTATTTCTGTTAATTAATTTTCCGTCAGCCCAATTTAACTGTATCTCAACAGGTGCATTTGGATCTCCTGCTAATTCAACACGATCCCTTCTACCAAATTTATCAGGATATTTACGCTCTAAATACCATGCGTCAGCTTGCCACGATCCATCTTTACCTGCATTTTCAATACGAGCAAGCCTTCTCATTATTGCTTCACTTTCTGCTTCATTTACTCTAAGCCAAAAACTTGCGTATGGCTCTATGTTTTCACTTGCTTTTTGTCTCCATTGCCTGAAAGTAGATGAATTGATCCCTGCATAATAACAAGCATGCTCAATGAAGGCACCAAGTCTTATTGCTTGTAATAATCGTTCTTGAATTTCATTATCTATTAATTTATAAGGTTTTTCATTTGCCATGTGTTCTAATTTTACTCTAATTATAGCAAAACCCCACCAAAAAGGTGGGGAATTGCCTGCGTTTCAGTGTTAAGCTAGAAAGGAACTATCAGAAACGCTTCATTTTCTAAATAAAAAACTGTTTGGTATTGTTCAAGTTTTTGAACACCAATTATCTCATTATCTTTGCAATAATCAGAATAATCATTAAGAAATTCCTTCCAATCCTTATACTCATTATAACTTGCTTGAATAACCACTTTATCAATTGTAATAAAGTTTTTATCACAGTTTATTTCAGTTTCAATATCATAGATTTTTCTTAAGGCTTCATCACTAAAGGAATTATATTCCCAAGCCTTAAATATTTCTACAAACCTGTCTTGATCAACTTTTTCAATAAATTCAGCCATTATTTTGCTCCATTTCCCCAAAAATTCATAAATAATACTTCTTTATCATTTACAAAAACTTGAATATTGCCTTTAAATTGTTGTAAAACTCCCCTAACATAATGAGACTTAATATATTTTTCTGCTTGATCAATATTAAAAACCCCTTGAATATGGTTAAGAGGAGAAACCAAATCCTGTGTGTGTTTTTTACCACGACTATTAATCGTTGTAATTTTAAGATAATAATCTGTCATTATCCCAACTCCTTCTCAATAACCATTAGAGCAATTCTTACATTTGTTGAATTAACTAATTTTGTATTAATATCAGTTTCGATATCAAGTGTGTAGAGGATTTCCTTTGCAGGTGTGTCCTTTGTATAGTCTGTATTTTGATCAATATAAAGGATTGCCTCTGTTTCCTGTTCGTTTAGTTCGATTTCTGCAATTTTCATTTTGTTCCTTTCTAAAAAACAATTTGTATTTATAAGACCAATTTAATCAAAGATTATAAATTTGTAAAATACCTTTTTAATATTTTCCTAGTCAGAATACCCTACTCAATTGATCTCTAATCGTTAATGAACTATCAACTCTCATTTTTGCTATCGACATACACGATCCTAGTATGCGTATATTAGGTGTTTTAATTCCAATATTTATAGGAAGTGTGAGTTTTATACTTCCAATCAATACCTGTATTTAAAAATAAATTATTTAAATGATAAAGAACTTTTTCTCGTTCTGTTTGATCGTAAGGAAGCTCCATTTCAATATCAACCTGCACAATTACTTTTCTGTTTTTTGTGTCATTTTTCTTTGTTTCTGCACTTCTTTTTTGCAATTCCTCTTTATATTTACCAAAATTTTCTGCCATTATTCCTCATCTTTTATTTTTATTTTACCCAATGGAAGTGATACTTCATTTGTGACTTCCATACGAAACCTTCCCCATTTATTTGCTTGTTCTTTGTTTGGAAGTCTTATCCAACCTACCCAATTTTCTTTTTTCTCATCAAGTAAAGTAAGATAAGTATGAATATCCTCTTTGATATCGCAACAACTACATACAGAAACATTATCAAATAAACTCTGATCTTGTTTCAAAATACTTGGCCAACAATCATTACATAAAGTATGTGATCCATTTAAACTAAGCATGCTTATAAATTCATCATCTTTTGTCTTTACAGGCATTGGATTATTACAAAAATCACAGACCCACTCATCATATCCGATAGGAATATGAAGTACTTCATCATCAGTTTCTATTGTTACTCCCCTGTTGTTTGTCAGTTTAAAAATATTTTGTCTATGCTTTACTGCATTTTCAAAGATTACAATTTTTTCTTGATTATACATAATTATCTCCTGTTTTAGTTAGTTTCACTATACACTTCTATCTCGACATTTTTATTATTAAACATTTTTAAACTTACCTCTGCTCTACAATGTATGCACATAATTGCTTGAAAGTTTAAATGATATAAAACAAGCATTTGCCCACATTGATAACACTTATACTTAAATCTTGCGTGGTAATTTTTCATAATAGACTTTGCTGAGTAATTATACGATTATATTTGTACATAAAAAGCCTGTGTCCATGTTGATCACATACTTTACTTTCAATATCCAAGCCTTCTGCTCTAATTTCACTTATTCTTTGTGCATAATCTTTAACAAATAATTCTCTAAAAAAAACTGAACTGCATATCCACTGACCTTCTGCTTTTAAAAGTAAATTTTTTATGCGTGCTTTATCAGTTAATTTTGTTTTCATATTTTTGCTTTTAAAACACTGCCTTTGCTATCAACTCTTTTTGTGTGCCTGTTTTCCTCAATATATTTACTTAAATTTTTTGAGTATTCCTCCAATTGATACCTATTAAGTAAAATTGTAGAAGTATTATTTTTGTGTCTTAGAGTAATTTTATAATATACTCTCCTTGCAATTTTGAAACTAAATTTCTTAATATGTAATTCAATATCATCAGTTAAACCTTCAATGTCTGTGCTTACACTTTGCGTTCTGTAATGGTTGTTCATATTAAGTCTCATCAAAATACTCCTTTACATTAATTGCTTGGCCACCCTCTAAATCTTGATACAAATTATCTAAAACAAAAGATAATTTTTTTTGATCACCAAAGCCCAATACTTGTGCAATTTTTTCTGCACCTTTTTCAAGTCCTGCACCTATTAAAAGTGAAATACCGAACACAATAAAAAATATTATTAATAATCTTGTAAATTCAATTCCTAATTCTGTCATTAAAATCCTGCTCCTTCCTGTGCCTGTTCGTGTAAAATATCAATTTTATTTAATTGTTTTTCAAGTTTTTCAAGCATAATTATATGCTCGTTAAAAGAACTATTTAATGCGTTATATTT